TTGCGTAAGCCTACTACGAGTTGGATTCGCCAAGCGAACGAGTTGTTACAGGCGCATTTTGACCATAGGCGTCTTCTTTTTGCCAGTCAAGCCATTAATGAACAGTATACGTCCCAAAGAAATAAAAAAATTCCTATTGAAGAAATTCGCTTTTTGCGCACAGGTGAATTCGAGAAACAGAGTGCGGGGGCTAAAATGATTGATTTTATAGAACATCAGGCAGATATGATGAATATGACAAAAAACCAATGTGCCCTCATTCAAATCACTTCGACTGCGCAAGGGACTCAAACTTTTGATTTACCCTCTAATTTGAGACGTCAAACAGGCCCGGACAAAGCTAGAAAAGATTCTTATTCTGCTTTGGTTTTGGCTAACTGGATGGCAAAGGTTTATTTTGACTCGAAAAAACAACCGAAATCGAATATAATAGAGACATTTGAACCAATGTTCATAAACTAACTTTTGACTTTTAAAAGTCACTTTTAATTAATTCAGTGTAAAATTTACCATGGCAAAAAGAAAGTACAATAAGCGTTCCGACTATTGGAAAAAGTTTGAGAAGAACTTTCAATATCCCAACAATCCTTACGAAAGCGTAGCGTCAGAGGGGGACTACGAGCCCAAGTTGATAGGAGACTCTTTTTACGATTATACAGCAGAAGCTTATTCACGCAATCAGGGAACAGGTGGTTTGGGGCCAACTACTGATAGGCGCCGAAATTCCATAGCAACCAACCCTAAATTGTATGGTTACAACAACATCCGTGCAGGGATGCTTCCTTATCAGTACGCTATGGATGGAGTTAATCTTCGCGAAGCTATTGAGTTATGCCAAAAAGCGTATTGTAATGTAGCTATCTTTCGTAACTCTATTGATATGATGGCTGATTTTTCTAATTCTGCGATTCATTTAGAGGGGGGTACCGATAAGGCTAGAAATTTCATTAATTCGTGGTTTAAGAAAATAGGGATGTGGGGCCTTAAGGATCAGTTTTTTAGGGAGTATTATCGCAGTGGTAATATTTTTCTTTATACTGTCGAAAGCAAATTTAAAACAGATGATTTTGCTAAGATTCGAAATCTGGGGTTAATGGCTAAAACAAATAAGATTCCCATTAAATATATTTTGTTAAATCCTTTTGATGTAGTAGCTCAGCGCACCACTTCTTTTGATGTTCGGTTTTTTTCTAAAATTTTAAGTGAATACGAGATAGAGCGTTTGCGTGACCCTAAAAATGATGCTGACCGCGAGCTTTACGATGCGTTACCAGAAAACATTAAAAAGCGCATTAAGGAGAGTTCTTGGACTCCGACGGGCATTACAATTAATTTAGATCCCCAAAAACTGCGTTACTCTTTTTATAAAAAGCAAGATTACGAACCCTTTGGGATACCTTATGGGTTTGCGGTTCTTGATGATATAAATTTCAAATTAGAAATGAAAAAGATCGATCAGGCTATTTGCCGTACGGTCGAAAATGTAGTGTTAATGATCACTATGGGGGCCACTCCTGACAAGGGAGGTATTAACCCCCGCAATATGCACGCTATGCAAAGTTTGTTTACGAATCAGAGTATTGGGCGTGTTTTGGTTAGTGATTATACTACTAAAGCTGATTTTATTATTCCTGATCTTCAAAAAGTGATTGGGCCCTCTAAATATGATGTGGTTAATCAAGACATCAAAGAGGGTCTCCAAAACATGATTTTAGGAGAAGAGAAGTTTGCCAATGCAACGATCAAGGCTCAATTATTTTTGCAGCGTTTACACGAATCTCGAGAAGCTTTTCTTAATGAGTTTCTTCAGCCCGAAATAGATCAGATTTGTAAGAATTTTGGGTTCCGTGGTTCTCCTAAAGCTAAATTTGAAGATATTGACATGAAGGACGAAAATCAGGTTCAGCGTGTGATCACTCGCATGATGGAACTGGGTATTTTACCGCCAGAAGAAGGCATGAAGGTTATTAATACTGGAGTTTTCCCTTCACGAAAAGACTTGGAAACAGCTCAAGAAAGGTTTCTGGAAGATCGCAAAAAAGGGTGGTATAATCCTCTCGTGGGGGGTGTACCTATTTTTGAGGAGGAAGACGAGGAAGATAAATTGGCCATTGAAGAGGTTCGTCATCCGAAGAGCCTTAAAATATTAGAAAAAGAAAAAACCAAAACCCCCAAGGTGCCGGGTCGACCATTAGGCTCTAAGACAAATGCGAAAAAAGCTTATGCAGTAGAGTCTATTAAGAATGTTATCGATGCGACCAATAAGTTTTATATAGATATAACCGCTGAAGCTAAAAAGGCTTTCAAAAAGAAGCGCCTAAATACTGAGCAAAAAAAGATATTAGAAAAAGTGGGCGAACTTGTGATTACGGCGTGCGAACAGGCAGAGTGGAAAAAAACCGCTATAAATTGCCTGCAAAATAATAAAAAACTATTGGAGCTTCAAACCCTTGCAGAGGTTGCCGACATAAGCGCAGAACACTCTTTGGACGAATATGCTTCGGCTATCTTATATCATAGCACAAAGAATTCGTCACCAAAAGGTTAAAAAAGTGTATTATAACAGATATGGGCTCACCTTATAAATTCAAAACTCAGTTTGATTTTGAAGTTTTTGCGACGGACGACTTAGAAAAAGATTTGAGTATTAGTGTTGCTTCTTTGGATAATTTAAAACCATTGATTCCTAAGGGTATAGATTTGGATCGTAACATTGATTTGGTTGGAGCCGCCTTTAATGCTGCCATTGTCAACAGATTCAACAGGAACGGCGATGGCATAGATTCTTCGACAGCCAAGGATCTGCTGGAGTATTTTGTTCATAAACCGACCAATATAGAACATAAAAAAACAAAAGTGGTGGGTCATATCGTAAATGCGGCATTTACAGATATGCAAAACGATAAGATCTTAAATACAGATAAACTAGAAGATCGCGTTGATCCTTTTTATATTTCGTTAGCTGCGGTTATCTATAGGACGGTTAACCCTGAATTTGCGGAGCTTTTACTTAAAGCTAGTGACCCTGAAGATTTGGATTATCATAAGATTTCTGCGAGCTGGGAGCTTGGCTTTAATGAGTATAGTATAGCTCTAGGCTCTCAAAACCTTAGTGAAGCGGAGATTATTACTGATCCTTATAAAATTAAAGATTTTGAAAAATATTTGCGTGCAAATGACGGTAGCGGCACGTTAGACGATGGAACGCCGGTTTATCGCCTAGTGGCGGGAGAGGTATTTCCCCTAGGAATCGGTTTTACTACGAAACCAGCAGCAGATGTAAAAGGTATCACTACACAAAAGGGAGACGAAGAGCCCATGGGAGAGGAAGAGGAAGCTACTGAAAAAATTAAAAATAATATTTTAAAAATTTCCCAAAACGCCGAATTTAATGTAAAAAAACATAACAGTTTTAAAACTATGGACACTAAAGAATTAACAATGGAGTTCGAAAAGATGCTCGATTCTAAGTTAGGCAAAAAGTCTGAGTTTTCGCATGAGTCTGTGGCTAACATGGCAACCCATATTATGGATAAAATCCGTGAACGGGATGTTGAGTGGAAGCTAGAGAAAGAAGCAGCCGACAATGAAAAGGCTGAAGCGATTGCTCGCGCTGAAGAAGCCAAAGCTAATATCGAGGATTTTAAGAAACAACTCGAAGAGGCTCAAGAGAAGATCTCTTCTCTCGAGGGTACCATCTCCGCTGCTCAGGCAGAGGAGTTGTTCAATAGCAGAATGGAAAATATCGATTCCCAGTACGAATTGGATGACAGTGATCGCGCTGTTTTAGCCAAGGAAGTCGCTGCGCTCGAGTCTTCGGAAGCTGCTTTTGATAGTTATCAGCAAAAACTTGGGGTTATCCTAAAACATAAAAGTAAGGCTTACCAAGAAGAGCAGGAGACTGCTTTTCAGGCTAAAGTCGAGGAAGAACTTCAGAAGCGTTTAGCTGACCTTGATCAGGCGAAAGCCAGCGTTAAGGAAGAGACGACAGTGGAAGAGCTCGTAGAGAACGTAGAAGTTCCCGAGGAGCCTGCTATTGTTAATAATAATGAAGCTTCTTCAAAGGAAGAGTCTCTACGAGACAAATTCATGAAGGCTTTTAACCCCGACACAGTTTCAGTAACATATTAAAACATTATGGCATTAAGATTATATCCATTCAGGCAATATAGCGATCACGACGTGATCAATATGTTTGCCAATCAAATAGTTGATGATAGCCCATCAACTGATGGAGACGGTAGTGCTGGTGTACTCGTGAAGGTGCTGAGTGGTAACCTAAAGAAAGACGTGGTTGAATTCGCATCTTCCTCAAGTTACCTTGGTAAAACGGACTATCCATTCTTGGGTGCCGACAAATACCCTCAAGTTCCCCTCCGGTGCATCGCAGCAACAACCGGCGCTCCAGTATTGGGAGTCACACTTAATCAAACGATTAAAAATGATGAGAACGGTGAAAAACTCATCTATAATCCGATTAAGCGGGATGAATTACAGGCGGTTCTGAGCGGTCAAGCCGTTCCGGTCGCGACAAGAGGTCTGTTTACCTTTGACCAGACAGCATATACAGAGGGCACTACTTTTATCCCCGGTAACGTTGCTGTGGTTAGTACCACTGCAGGTACCATGGATGGCTTAGCCCCCGAATTGGTTAATCTGCATCGTGTTATTGGGCATATTATTGCTACAGGTAATCGTACTTCTCAAAACGGGCAATCTGATCAGTTTGCAGGTACAGGCACAGCTAATTACGCGATGGTTCATATTGATGCTTCTGCTTCATGGTCGATCGCGGATAACGGTTAAAACTCGGAAAGGAATATAATATAATGAAAATTACATTAAAAAGAACACCTGAACAACTCGAACTTATTAAGGCTATGGCCTCTAAGAATCGGGATACCGCGTATAACGCGCAGGTTGCTTTGGCCGAGTTTATTGGTCCTGTAGTGTCGGAGGTTATTAATAACGCTCCTACACTGAGCAATCTGTTTACGCCGCTCCAGTATAACGCTGATGATAACCCTTCTCTCCCGTTGGATTTGTATTACAACATCTTCGATGAGGATTATATCAAGGTTTATAGTCAGTCAGTCGCCGGTGGTCTTCCGACCAACATGGTGCAACCTACTGCTGCGGAACTGAAGTTCACAACCTACACGCTGGATAGTGCGGTGGCTTTCGATAGAAAGTACGCCTCTCGTTCACGTTTGGATGTGATTGGTAAAACCTTCACTCGTGTAGCACAGGAAGTGCTGTTGAAACAAGAGAGAACTTCTTCTAACTTGTTAATGACAGCTCTGGCAGAGGCTACCTCTGGAAATGCAACATATACCGCCAAAAACCGTAACGTTTTCCGTACGGCAGCGGCAAATGTTTTCCAGCTGGATGACCTCAACAAGCTTATCACTAAAGCCAAGCGCGTCAATGCTTCTTGGTCAGGTGGTACCCCCACAGGGGCACGTCATGGTATTACCGACCTTGTTGTTTCTCCGGAAGTGGTAGAGTCAATTCGTTCTTTGGCTTACAATCCGGTTAACACCCGTCAAGCGTCGGCTGGTGTGTCATCTATTCCGGCAACGGATGCGATACGTACCGAGGTTTGGAAGAATTCAGGTCTTACTGAGTTCTTTGGTATAAATATCATGGAAGTCCTTGAGATGGGCGTTGGCAAACGTTACAACGAAGTGTTTGACACAGTGGCTGGAACGATTGATTATCTTGATAATGGATCGACGACAGCTTCGAGCGCGTTTGACGCAACAGGCGAGGAAATCATAATTGGTTTGGATCGCAGCCGTGACGCACTTGTGCGTGCTATTGCTGTGGATTCAGACACCGGTTCTGAGTTCAACTTAGTGGCGGACGATCAGTTCTCCATTAGGCAGCAACGGATTGGTTACTATGGTGCTCTCGAAGAGGGACGCATGGTTCTCGACAACCGCGCTTTGGTTGGCTTGATTATGTAATCGAGCTTTTACTAAGCAATTCGACTCCACCCCGTTTTGGGGTGGAGTTTTTTTTTGAAAAAATCCTGTGTATACTATTATGATATATGGCAACGAAACGTAAAACCACAAGAAAAAAGGCATCCAAAAAGGCTACGGCTTCCAGCAAGGAAAAAGCGGCTAAATTGGACAGCTTGCAGTATTCAAGCGGCAAAATAGATGATGAAACTCTCTCTAAAATAGAAGAATTAGAGGCGAAATTAGGAGTGCATGAGGTTAACCATTTTGGTACAAATGATTCCAAAATTTTTGAAAAAAACTTGAAAGAAATGACCCTTTCCGACCTTCAGAACCTTTGCGGAAAAGTGAGACTTTTTGCTAGCGGAAATACTCGAGAGCTTAAACAGAAACTAAGAAAGGAGTTTACTCGAGTCACCAAGGGCAACAAAACCATTGTTTTACAAAATCATGACTCTGTGTGTGACCCCAGTCACCCTAATCACGAAAAAGCTAAAAAGATTCTAGGTCAAGGGTTTTAAGTGTAAATTAGGCTATGGCGTGGAATTCTAATAAGCGGCTTACACCTTATTTTGTTAGTACTATTGCTACGGGAATTTATAATGATGAGTTCGATAGCGATACTGGCTATCAGTCGCTTTCTGCTATTTCTGGGTGGCTGGCCAATAACGTTGGCCTTTTAAACACTCAACTTTATACATCCTTTTCGGGGTCAGCTACCACAGATGGCGATACAGCCATTCAAACTACGGGTAGGTTTGGATTTGAAGAAGCAGATATATTTAAGCAACTTTATTTGGTTAATTATTACAAGAAAAAGACTCGCGCCGTTCTTAAGAATATTGATAGCTCTGTAGACTTTATCTCATTGCGCGATGGAGATTCTATGATAACGCGCACCAACAAAAACGAAATAGCCAAGACTTACCGAGGCCTCACAAACGACGCTGAAGACCGCTTACAGATGCTTACAGCAAAATATAACATCTATGGTGCTGCTCCCGTACAAGTGGCTGGTATGGACGCTGCAGACACTACAGGGCAAGCAAACTATCCTCTCTACAATGCGTTTGTAGGATAAGCAAACCCTCTCCGACGACCATAATTAGATAATAAAAAAGCTGCCAAGTTTCCTTGGCAGCTTTTGTGTTAATAAGAGGAAAGCTTACGTGCTGCTAATCCAATCCGGCTCACCATTATAAGCGCTATCATTATCTTTGGCTTTGCCTAGAGGCCAATAGGGTAATGTGCGATATGTGGGGTAAGAGCCCTCCATGAAGATGCCGTTGTCTTGATCATTCGCCCCGCCAATTTGGGCGGTGAAGGTCATATCTACGGTCTCGTTATCTCCAATGGTACTGGTGAATGTTTCGCCTTCTAGGCGAGCATTCTTAACGATATACTTCAACTTGGTGTCTCCAGCGGTCGTGCAAGACGAATCGCGAAGAGTTAAGGAGAAGTTGTGGGTGGTCTTGTTACAAAGCTCGCTGAAGATATTCTTCTGTTGTAGCTCAGAAACCACAGCGGAAACTGTGCAACTAATATCAACAGGAAGATCCACCACACGAGCGTATCCAAATGTACTACCCAGTTTCTGAAGGATCGTACGAGATAGTGGACAATTAATCGTGAAGCTTTGAACATGAGCCGCACCATCACCATCCATATCTGTGAACCCAAAGTATGTACCTGAGTTGGTCATAGAAAACAAGAGGTCACCCGGACGAAGGGCCGCAACCCCAGCGTTACCTGTAGTGTTAAATGGTTTGCCGCCTTCGCCTTCCCAGAAGTTTTGAATTCCTGTGTTGCCGACGCCTGTTTCAAAGACATAGCGGTTTTGACCACTATTTCCGTCGAGTGAAACACCCGGGATACCTTCGTCTAGATAGTAACCGCCCGCTACGAGGGGTGCGCCAGAAAGATGGTCGTCAACCTTAATGTTGAAACCTTCTACTGTAACAGAAGCCGTTGGGATAGAGCCTACGGCCGCTTCAACGGTATAGTCACTAATAAAGCCATTGCCAATGCAAATAACATCATTTTTGGTATAAGCGGTGCCAGTAGCAGCAACATCTGTGGTGCCTTGAACATCTTTGCCATCAGGAACAACAGTGATAAAGAAGTTGTTACCCTGAGGGTCATCCAAAATGCCAGACAAAGCAGAAACGCCCGACAAACAGCCGTCACCAGTCCAGAACATATCACTTGGTCGAGATTGAAAGTAACCACCCTTCATGGAAGAGGGGATATTAAATCCCATTTTTCTTTCATTTTCCCCGTCCAAAAGATAGTAATTGAAGTCGAGTCCAACCGTGGGAGATTCCAATACAATGGAGTCTAAACGGGCCAAACGACCAAATTCGTTAACGTCTTGGCGGTTTAAGGTAAAGTTAAAGTTAGCTGATTGAACGCGTGTTAAGGGTTCAATAAGACTTCTATTTACCGTCCCACCGGGTACCAAGGCTCCCTTATAGGTTGGCTTGTATCGAGCGTGACTCCCACTCCAGTTCCAACAGTAACCATCGTCATAACTTCCTGTTGAGCCCGGACCCTTCCATCTATCCGCGGGGGTGCAAATACTCTTGACACCGGTTTGGATATGATAACCTGTAGAGCTAGGCCCTATAAAGAGGGCTTGACTCTGATAAATAATTCTGTTTCTTGAAGTAGCCATAATATTTTAAAGATTTATTAAAAATAGTTACAGACAAAAGCTTTATTTGAGAACTTTTATTGTCTTGGGAAACGGTATTTGTTGATTTCAAAGTCGATGAAACCTACATACAAAGGAATAGGAATAAATTTATCCATTCTATCGGAAATCTTAGAAACGGTGGTGTTTTGTATCATGGCAATGTTGGAACTATAGTCGTTTGAGACATTGGTATAATTATAACCATCAGGATAGGAACTTTTAACCGCTCCATATTCATCGAGGGGGGAGCCTGTATAGGGAATGCCGTAAAACACTTCTTTTGAAGCGTCTGCGAAAGTAGATAAGATCCCATCAAGCTGGTAGGTATTCTCAGCAAAAGCTACTGCGCTAATATTTGTAATAGTGTTATCTTGTCCTCCTAGGGCAAAGGGTTGGTTGTTTGTGTCTGTGGTAGATAGAAAAACAGCTGGCACTACTTCGTCGTAAGGAGCAACGTTTGTTAACTGGCGGGTATACCGTGCGTTTAGCTTGTATTTTCCTTCTATTATTAGGCTTTCTTCGTTTTGGTTGGAAACATAAGTATTAAAATTTTTGACGCTATATGCTCCACTAATCGCTGCTCCTGTTTCTACGTCACCATTAAAGAGAACGCGCCCGTTTTCGTGGTCCAATATCATGCCGCTAATGCCAGCGCTAAGGGCTCCGGCACCACCGCTAATCGTCGGGGTTGTGGCGTTTGCAATGCTTTTGTCGTACACCCACTGTTTATAAGGGGATCCAAATACTCTTTTGTTTTGAATTCGTTCGTCCGCGTAATAATAAAAATCTGTTTCAAAGTTTTTAAAAGCTTGGGCCTTAGATAAGAGAAAATGGTCAAACCATAAGTAAAAGCTAGTTAATAGTTGGTGTTGGTAGGTGGGCTTCATGATATTGTGGTTTGTTCTATTTTTCTTATCTCTTTATAGTAGTTTTTGAGCAAGGAACTTAAATAGGTTCTGTTTTTAAAGCGCCCGGCTCGTTGTTTGGCTTTCGTTTGAATCCCTGTTCCGGAACGAGAGCGAGCAGAGTCGATGTTAAGATAGGTTCCTAACCCGGAAATCCCAGTTTCAATTCCTTTCGCCCAACTGCGCCCTGTGGCCCACGGAAGAGGGGTAGATCGAAAAATTTCTGTGGTTGTAGGCACCGTGATATTGATGGTGGTTTTCTTCTTGGAATGGTGAAATCTTATGTTGTATTGTTTGAGCATGATACGAATGGATCCAAGAGGTTTATCTCCTGCGCTAAAACCAATATAGCTAAATAGATTGCCTATACCCCCAAGGGTGCCGCTTACATTTGTTCCCTGCGGTCCGGCGGCTATTTCAATGGTTACGGGGTGTTTTTCGAAATTTTCTAACAGGTGTTTTTGTGCTTCTTTCACTTTTTCTTCTATGCTCTTTTTTATGCCTTTGATATAGGCCGTTTCCCGGGGGACGGCTTGTTGGACTTCTTTTAGGGTTCCAATGGTTACGGATTTGCGAATTGCCATATTAGCTAACTGGTTTTAGATATACCGTATAAAATTGAGCCCCAAAGACGCCGTGCGCACGAAGGTCGCTGTTGATGGCAAATTTTTGGCTATCAAACTCTATACGCTTGGCTTCGTTTAGGGTGTCATAATCACTTTTTTTCACAATCATTCTTACCTGTCCTTCAGGAAGTAGTACTTTTATTTGCGAGTTACTTTGGCTGTTAGAAAAATAATCTGTACTATAATCTTTACCATATAAAATTCGTGCGGATACGGTGGATGATTGAGGTGTATAAGTTATAGGTGTGGATTCAGAGGTAAGCCCATAAGGGGAGCCTGCGTTTCCATAAATGGTATTATAGGATTGGCTGGGATTAATATCCTTGGTATAAGTGGACGTTGTGATAATGGCATCTTTATAGACGGTTACGTCGCGAGCAAACGTATCATGGAGATCGTCCATTGCACTATTACAGGTATTTTTTTCTGCACTGGTTAAGAGGCTAGCCATACTATATTATACACTTTTTAATTTTTTTTTGGAAAAAACTTATTTTAAAAGCATAATTAATAATATATGAAGTCTATTTATAGTTTTACCGTCAACTTGGTTAAAGAAGTTGAAAAAAAGACAAAAGAAAAGCGAACCAATAAGAAAACAGGCAAAAAGGAGGAGGTAGAGGTTTCGCAAAAAGTTGAGGAGAAGGTGCCTTATGAAATAATCATCAAAGAACCTAATCGACGCGAGCTTGAAGATGCTGATATGGAGTATTCGATTGAAATCAGTAAATGCATCAAAAAAGGGATTTTAACTAAGGCGATGCTTGCCAAAAAGTACTCTGATACCGGGGGGATTTTGACAGAGAAAGATGCGGGTCGCTTGGTGGACCTTTACGGGGAGTTGGCGCAACTAGAAACGGAAGCTGCTAAACTTGGAATTAAGACGACGGCCAAAGAAGGGGATCAATCAACAGCTAAGGCTAAACAGATTAACGGTTCTATAGCAATGACACGCCGCCAAATTGTTGAGTTAGAGTCTGCTTATCAAAGTCTGTTTAACCACACAGCTGATATCAAAGCTCAAAATCGGGTGATTTTATGGTATCTCCTGAAGCTTGCTCACTACAAAGGGGGCGGTGTAGATGGGACCGCTCCTATGTTTAAAGGAAAAGACTTCGATGCGCGTGTGGAGGGTTATTACGAAAAGGACGAGACTGATGATGAACTCTTTCGTTTGGTTCAACCTAGATTGGCGGCCTTGATTAGTTTTTGGTATTTTAGTGCAGAACCTAGCAAGGAGGATTTCGATAGAATTGTAAGTGATCTTACGCCGGAAATCGACGAGCCTTCAGAAGCCGAAGACGAGCCAGAAACCGAAGACGAGCCAGAAACCGAAGATGACCCCGAAACCAAAGGATCTTCAGAAACCGAAGTCGACCCAGAAACCGAAGGTTAATTTCAGATATCTTTTTAGGGATATTGTTCAGGGGTTTTCAGAGGCGCGATGGGGCGATAAAAATCTTTTCATTAAGCATCTTTCTACTTTGGATCAGGTAGAGCTGGAAGAATTGGATGAAAAATATTTTCAAATAGCCAAAGATCGTGGGCTTCCTACCCTAGAGGATACAGAAAAAAGGCTGCAAGAGGAGGGGCTTTGGTCTAAAGCGGATCAGGGAAAAATCAAGGAACAGGAACTTTATGTGGAATCCTTGGAGAATACCCGCAAACAGCTTTACCTTAAGAGTGAAATAGAAAATACTATCTCACAAATAAAAGAAGCTCAAATCAAGCTTTTTCAACTTAAGAGAAAAAAAGACGACCTTGTGGGTCATACTTGTGAAAAATATGCCGCCGGGAAATTAAATGATTTTTATATATTGCGTTCTTTCTATGAGGACGAGCAGTTTAAAGCCCCGCTTTTTGATAGTGAGTCTCTTGATGAGCTCACCAAAAGCGAAATGCATGAATTGATTTATTTATATAATGTGAAGATAGGAGGGCTTAATGATGAAAATGTTCAAAAAATAATTTTGCAGGATTTTTATCAGCCTTATTATCCTTTTGCTGAGAATGTAATGAATTTTTATAACAAGCCACTGTTTTATTTATCTTTGTTGCAGGTTAAACTAATTGTTTTTACGCGCATGTTCAAAAATATATTTGAAACTCATAGTAAAATACCAGAAAGCATTAGACAACAACCTGATAAAATCATCGACTGGGTCAATGCTCAAGACAAGGCTAAAGAGGCCCTAGAAACATTAGACAAAGACGGCGCTTCGACCATTATTGGGGCCAAGGAGGAGGATTACGAGTATCTAGGATACAAACAAAACCCTCAAGGAAAATCGTTGAGCGAAATGCTTAAGAAAAAAGGAGGGAGAATGAACATGAAAGATTTGATGGAAACGATGACATAGGGCGAAAAAATATTTGAAACAAGTGTATATTCTATTGAATAGCGCACTATGATCAAACTCGACGCCGTAATCAATGATAAGAAATTGTTAGACTCTATCCAGAAGGGGGTAGATCAGTATAACAAGTCGAGGTCCGGAAAAAGTAAATTAGATTTAAAGATCAACGAAAAGGGCTTTCGCCAACCTTTAGGTCGCATTACTGGGGATCTCGATAAATTTGAATCCGCTCTTGCCGCTTCTAATGCTCGTGTTATAGCTTTTGGGGCTTCAACCGCGGTTATAGGAGGGATTACAAAGGCGTTTAAAGAGCTGACGGCTACTACAATTAATGTTCAAAAGCAATTTGCGGACATTAATCGAATCTTGGGAGTAACCGATAAGAAGTTTGAAGCTTTTGGTAATTCGTTATTCAATATAGGTAAACAAACAGCTACTGCGTTTGATGATGTATCTAAGGCTGCGTTAGAATTCGCACGTCAAGGTTTGGGAATGGAGGAAACCTTGAAGCGTACCGCTGATGCGTTGACGTTGGTTCGTTTGACTGGTGTTAATGCAGATAAGGCGGTGTCAGCATTGACCGCAACGGTAAACGCTTTTCAAATGAGCGCCTTAACTACCACCGACGCAGTCAACAAGTTTGTAGCTGTGGAAACCAAGTTTGCGGTTGGTGCTAGAGATTTAATGGATGCTCTGGGTCGTGTTGGTTCAGCTGCTGTGGATGCCAAGGTTAATTTTGATGAGCTGAATGGCATGGTGGCTGCAGTACAGCAACAAACGGGTCGAGGTGGTGCTGTGATTGGTAACGCCCTTAAAACTATTTTTACGCGTTTGCAACGTAAGGATACTTTGGCGGCGTTGGAATCTTATGGGATTGCTGTGCGCGATGTACAGGGGAGCACATTGCCTGCAATGAGAATTTTAAAAGATTTTGCCGCAACCTACAAGACCTTAGAAGATTCTAGCAAATCTTATTTACGAGAGCAAGTGGCCGGAGTCTTTCAGGCTAACATTTTGTCTGCCATCGTTAAGGATTTGAATAGTGGATTTCAGGTTTATAATCGTGCGCTTGAAACTTCCATAGGTGCAACCAATGAGGCTGATACAGCCAACGCAAAACTAAACAGAACATTAAGCGCACTAATTTCACAGACTGGAACAGAGTTGGTCCGTCTTCAAGAAAATATAGGAAAGGTAACTTTGGAACCTATTGCGCGTGCTTTACTAGGACCCTTCAAGGGAATTATAGAGAGCATAAATAATGTTTTGGATGGGGAGGGACTTGGAGCAGGCTTTGCGAATGGCTTTTTAAAGGGTTTGCGAAACATTATTGCAGGCCCGGGGATGGTGGCGGCTATCGCCATTGTTGGCACTACTATTTTTAAAACCCTTAGTTATATTACCAAGGCGTTGCCTACATTGGTAGGAATTACAACGGAAACAAAAAGACGCGCCAACATAGAGCAGACCATTGTAGCGATGATGCAGCAAGATGCGGGTTTGGCGACACAGATAGCAAGAGCGGAAGGAGACGCCGCCAAACAAGCGGGCATTTTGCTAGCGGCAGCGGACAAACAAGCTATTGCTTTTAAGTCTAGCGAGGGGTCTATAAGCCGTATGGCTGCTATGTTGGCAACCATGGGTATGACTACCGGTAAAATGGGAACTCTTGCTCCTAAAGGGAAAGGGGCTTTTGGTCGTGGGGCAACAGGGTATATTCCCGGTATCACCGGTGAGATGCATGATATTGCTCAGGGAATAGGTGGGGTAAGTTCTAGTGCCAAGCCTGTTCATATTCCTAATTTTGCATTTGGGGGAGGGGTAACGGGGAGTATGGTTGCTAATACTGGTGAACATGTGGTTCCCAATTTTAGAGGGAGCGCCTCTGCAATCTTTAACCCAAATATGGTAGGTGCCTTTGGATTACCTCAGGGAGCTCAAAAGATAACAGCCTCACAAGGGTATGTTCCTAATTTTGC